GGCCGCGATCCGTTGCCGCCGATCAAGGACGCGGTGACTTCCGATGGCGATGTGGTGGTTCCCATCGATGCGCAGGCGTTTGGCTTCTGGCTGAAGGCGGCCTTCGGTGCGCCGACCACGACCGGCGCGGAAGCGCCCTACACCCACGAGTTCCAGTCTGGCGCCTGGACGCTGCCCAGCATGTCGATCGAGACCGGCATGCCCGAGGTGCCGCGCTATGCGATGTATTCGGGCTGCGTGTTGGATCAGCTCAGCTGGCAGATGCAGCGCTCCGGGCTGCTGACCGCGACGGCGCGACTGGTTGCGCAAGGCGAGGCGGTTGGCACGACCACCAGCGCGGGCACCCCCGCCGAGCTGGCGCTGAAACGCTTCGGCCACTTCAACGGGTCCATCAAGCGCAACGGCGTGAGCTTGGGCAATGTCGTCTCGGCCGAGATCACCTATGCCAACAATCTCGACCGGATCGAGACCATCCGCGCCGATGGGCGCATTGATGGCGCGGACCCGTCCATCGCCGCGCTCACGGGTCGGATCGAGGTGCGTTTTGCCGATCAGACGCTGGTCACGCAGGCCATCGATGGCGACCCCTGCGAGATGGAGTTCGCCTACAGCCTGCCCTCGGGGGAGAGTTTCACCTTCACCGTGCACGCTGTTTACCTGCCGCGCCCGCGCATCGAGATATCCGGGCCGCAGGGCGTGCAGGCCAGTTTTGACTGGCAGGCCGCGCGCGACGCGACCGAGGGGCGGATGTGCACCGCAACGCTGGTGAATGCAGTGGAGGCTTACTAATGCTCACGCTCGATCTGACGAACGCGCCGCGTTGGCACGATCTCGCCCCTGGTGTGCGGGTGCGGCTGCGCCCCCTGACCACGGCGCTGATGGTGGCGACGCGCGCCGACCCGGAGGTCGAGGCGGTGCCCGACGAGGCCTCCGACGAGGAGCGCGCCATGGCCTTCGCGAAAGCCCTCGCGCGGCGCGCGGTGCTGGCTTGGGAGGGGATCGGCGATGCAGACGGCACGCCCATCGACCCGAGCCCCGAGGCCATCGACGCGCTGCTCGACATCTGGCCGATCTTTGAGGCGTTCCAGCTCACATACGTCTCGAAGGGCCTGCTGCTGGAGCAGGAAAAAAACGCCTCCGCGCCCTCGCCGAGTGGGAGTACGGCGGGGGCGCGCGATATTGCGAGGGTTGCGAACCCAGCGAAGGCCCTACGCAAGCCTGCCCGGACTGCCCGGCGCGGCTGAACCGACCACTTACGCATGAAGGCTGGCAGGTTTGGGACCTGGCGCAGCGCCTCGGCGGTCAGCTGCGCGCTGTCCGCGGCGCCGTGATCGGATGGGACATGGGCGCGGCACTGGCGCTGGCCGAGGCGCTGGGCGCGCCGCCGGTCGTCGCCGCTGAACTCCTGCCGCCCATCGAGGCGGTGATGGTGAGCAAGATCAACGAGCAGATGGATAGCGCGCATGGCGGAGAAACGGGTTAGCGTCCGCCTCGCGGCGACGGGCGGGCGGCAAGTTCGCTCGGAGCTTGAGGGTGTAGGCGAGGCAGGCAAGCGCGGCTTCGGGCGGCTCAGCCAGGAGATGGAGGCCGCGAACCGGCGCCTTGCCGGCTTTGCGCGGCGCGTGCGGGTCGCAGCGGCTGCAGCGGTGGCGGCTGCGACCGCGGCGGGCGTGGCCATGGTGCGCTCCGGGCTCCAGACGGTGGATGCGCAGGCGAAGCTTGCCGCTTCGCTCGACACCACCGTGGCCAGCATTCAGGTGCTCGAGCGCGCGGGCGATCTGGCAGGTGTGTCGATGGGACAGGTGGAACAGGCGACAGTGCAACTGACGCGGCGTCTCAGCCAGGCCGCGTCGGGCACCGGCCCGGCTGTCGAGGCGCTGCGCCGGCTGCGGCTCTCGGCCGAGGATCTGCAGGCGCTGCCGCTCGATGCGCGCATTGCCACCATCCAGGAGGCGCTGGGCCGCCTCATTCCCGAGGCCGAGCGCGCGGCGGTCGCCTCGCAGCTCTTCGGCGACCGCGCCGCGCTGGTGTTCGGGCGCATCGACAGCGCCACGCTACGCCAGGCCACGCAGGACGTGCGGGACTTCGGCGTCGTCGTCTCGGACCAGGACGCCGCGCAGATCGAACGCACCAATGACGCGATCTCGCGGCTCGGGCTGATCTGGCGGGGGCTGTCGAACCAGCTGGCCGTCGCCGCAGCACCTGCGCTGGAGGCCGTGGCCGATGCCATGGCGGCTGTCGCCCGCACCACCGGCCCGCTCGGGCAGGCCATCCGGGGGCTCTTCGACAATCTCGGACGACTGGCCAGCATTGCCGCCAGCTTTGCCGCCTTCATGGCCGGCCGCTGGGTGGCCGGGCTGGCCGCCGCCGCGCTGTCTGTGCGCGGGCTCGCCACGGCGCTGGTCGTGCTGCGCGGGGCACTGATCCGCACGGGCATAGGCGCATTGATAGTCGGTGCGGGCGAGCTGGTCTATCAGTTCGGGCGTCTCGTCTCCGGCGCCGGGGGCTTTGGCAATGCGCTCGAGCTGATGGGCGATGTGGCGCGCGCGGTCTGGGACGGCATGGGGCGTTATCTCGGCTCCTTCGCCGACGACTTCCGTGCCATGCGCGCCGATATCGAGGGTATCTGGACGCGGCTCATGGCCTTCCTTGCCGGCAAATGGGCCGATTTCCTCGGCCAGATCGGCCCGACCTTCAACGCCATCTCCGAGCGCATCGGCTCGGATCTGCAGATCGACTGGTTCGGGGCGCAGTCCTGGGCCTCGATGCTGGAGCATGCCGCCAGCAATGCCGGTGTCGCCGCCGACCGCTTCCGCGAGCGTGCTTCCGAGACCCGCGCCACGGCCTTCGACGGTCTGCGCGAGGCGGTGGCCGCCTTGGTGGCGGCCGTGCAGGGTTCGGGCGACGAGACAGAGGATGCGCTCGATGCCGCGAGTGCGGGGGCGCGGCGCGTGGCCGAGGCGCTTGACGAGGCCGAAGCTGCGGCCGGGCGCGCGGGTGCTGCCGGACGCCGGGCGGGGGAGGAGACGGGCAGCGGCGCGAACGTGGCGCTGACTGGCTGGCAGGCCGTCACGGCTGAACTCGCTGAGTATGCCGACAAGGCCCGAGATATCGGCGCGGATATCGGGGAAGCGCTGGTGGGTGCCTTCCGGTCCGCCGAGACCGCCGTCGCCGACTTCGTGCGCAAGGGCAAGCTCGACTTCCGCGATCTGGTGACCTCGATGATCGCCGATCTGGCCCGGCTCGCGGCGCGGCGCTTCATCCTCGGCCCGCTGGCAGGGGTGCTCTCGGGAGTGCTCGGCGGCGCCGGGGGCATGTTCGCCTCCGTCCTGCATGCGGGCGGCACGGTCGGTGCCCCCGGTCCCGGTCGCATGGTCCCGGCATTGGCCTTCGCGGGTGCGCCGCGGATGCATTCCGGCGGCTGGGCCGGGCTGAGGCCGGACGAGGTGCCCGCGATTCTGCAGCGCGGTGAGCGCGTGCTCTCGCGGCGGGAAGCGGCGGGCTACGGTGGGCGCGGTGATGGCAGCACGACCGTCAACGTGACCATCATGGCGCGTGACGCCGAGAGCTTCCGGCAATCGCGCACGCAAGTGGCGGCAGACATCGCCCGCGCGGTCAATCTCGGCAGGCGAGGCATGTGATGGCGTTTCACGAGGTCCGGTTTCCGGACAATATCGGCCGCGGCGCGCGCGGCGGGCCGGAGCGGCGCACGCAGGTGGTCGAACTGGCCTCCGGCGACGAAGAGCGGAACGCCAGCTGGGCCGATTCGCGCCGCCGCTACGATGTGGCCTATGGCATTCGCCGCGCCGATGACCTGGCTGCTGTCGTCGCCTTCTTCGAGGCGCGCAACGGGCGCCTGCACGGGTTTCGCTTCAAGGACTGGGCGGATTACAAGTCCGGCTTGCCGTCACAGGCGCCGGGGCACCAGGATCAGGTCATCGGCGAGGGCGACGGCGCGACGACCACCTTCCAGCTGGCCAAACGCTATGGCTCGGGCAGCCAGACCTGGACGCGGGTGATCACCAAGCCCGTCGCAGGCACCCTGCGTATCGCGCTCGATGGCACGGAACTGGCCAGCGGCTGGGCCATCGACACCGCGACCGGCGTGGTAACATTCGACACAGCCCCGGCGGCTGGCATCGCCATCACCGCCGGGTTCGAATTCGATGTCCCCGTCCGTTTCGACACTGACACGCTGGATGTCACCCTCGATATCGAGCGGCTCGGCTCGATCACCTCCATTCCGCTTCTGGAGATCCGGCGATGAAGCAGCTCGATCCTGCACTGCAGGCGCATCTCGACGCCGGCACGACCACGCTCGCCTGGTGCTGGCGGATCACACGCGCTGATGGTGTCAGCTTTGGCTTCACCGACCACGACCGCACCTTGAGTTTCGAGGGCACGGAGTTCGAGTCCGAGAGCGGGCTGACCGCTTCGGAGGTCCGGGCGGGCTCGGACCTCTCGGTCGATGCGCAGGACGCCGAGGGCGTGCTGACCTCGGACCGGATCACCGAGACCGACATTCTCGACGGGCGCTGGGACAATGCCGAGGTCGAGCTCTGGCGCGTGAATTGGACCGACACGGGCCAGCGCGTGCTCCTGCGCCGCGGGGCCATCGGTCAGATCCGGCGCGGGCGGCTGGCCTTCGTGGCCGAGATGCGCTCGCTCGCCCATGTGCTGGGCCAGACGGTCGGGCGGACGTTTCAGGCCGGGTGCGATGCCGCGCTGGGCGATGCGCGCTGTGGAGTCGACTTGGATGATCCCGCATTCAAAGGCTCAGGAACTGTGGTCGATCTGATGCGCGACCGGGCCTTCACGGCCTCGGGGCTCGGCGGGTTCGAGGCGGGCTGGTTTACCTTCGGCACGGTCGAATGGACCTCCGGCGCGAATGTCGGCCGCACGGCGGAAGTGCTGGGCCATGACGTCACCGACGGCGTCGCGATCCTGACGCTCTTGGAGCCGCCGGTGCGTTCCATCGCCGAGGGCAACGCATTCACGATCCGCGCGGGCTGCGACAAGCGGATCGAGACCTGCAGCGCCAAATTCGCCAACACCGCCAACTTCCGGGGCTTCCCTCACATTCCGGGGCAGGACACGATTCTGCGCTACGCCTCGCGCGACGGCGGCCATCAGGGCGGCGTGCTGTGAGTGATCCGATCACCGCGACCCAGCGCAGAAGTGCCGATCCGTCCATCGTCATTGCCGCGGCACGAGGCTGGCTTGGCACGCCCTACCACGACCAGGCAAGCCTGCGCGGTGTGGGCTGCGACTGCCTCGGGCTGGCCCGCGGCGTCTGGCGCGAGGTGGTAGGACCCGAGCTGTTTCCGATCCCGCCCTACAGCCGGGACTGGGCCGAGACTGGTTCTCGGGAAGTGCTGGCTGATGGCGCACGGGCGATGATGATCGAGGTGCCAGTTGCTGACGCCACGCCCGGCACACTGGTGCTCTTCCGCATGAGGCCGCGCGCCATTGCCAAGCATGTCGGCATCCTGACCGGTCCCTGCAGCTTCATCCACGCCTATGAACGCCTCGGCGTGATCGAGCAGGCGCTGATCCCGCCCTGGCGCCGGCGCGTCGCCTTCGCCTTCCTGTTCCCCGCCGGAGACTGATCGCAGCAATGGCCACACTCGTTCTCGGGGCTGTCGGCTCCAGCATCGGCATGGGGTTCGGCGGCGCGATCCTCGGTCTGTCCGGCGCCGCGATCGGCGGCATGATCGGGGCGACCGTCGGCTCGGTGGTCGACAGCTGGATCGTCTCGTCGCTCGCGCCCACCCAGCGCATCGAGGGGCCGCGCCTCGACTCGCTGCGTATCACCGCCTCGACCGAGGGCGCGGTGATCCCGCGCCTCTACGGGCGCATGCGTTTGGGCGGCAACATCATCTGGGCGACCGACTTCCGCGAGGAGACACGCACCACCACGCAGGGGGGCGGCAAGGGGGGTGGCGGCGGGCGCGTGCGCACGACCGAGTATCTGTATTTTGCCAGTTTTGCCGTGGCTCTCTGCGAGGGCGAGATTACTGGCATCGGGCGCATCTGGGCCGATGGCAAGCCGCTCGATCTCTCCGGCATCACCTGGCGCTGGTATCCGGGCGACGAGGCGCAGGTGCCGGACCCGTTCATCGCCGCCCGCATGGGTGCGGCCGATACGCCCGCCTATCGCGGCACGGCCTATGTGGTGTTCGAGGAGCTGCCGCTGGCCGATTTCGGCAACCGCATCCCGCAGCTTACCTTCGAGGTGTTCCGCCCGCTCGCGGATCCCGACACCGCCGAGGGGCTGACGCAGGCCGTGACCATGATCCCGGCCTCGGGCGAGTTCACCTATGCCACGCAAGCGATCCGCAAGGGCAGTAGCGGGTCACAAGAGCCCGAGAACCTGAATGCGCTCTCGGACACCAC